TTCGTTACCGAGAGGTTTATTTCTTATGTACTCTACAACTTTATTTATAGGCAATCCAGTTGCCTGTCTTACATAAGATTCTGCAAAATTTACATCATGTTTGTATAAATCTCTTATTTTAGTAGGTGTTCTATTTACATTTTTATAATTGACATCTATAGGTTTATTAGCAAATTCATTTATATAGTATGCTAATTTTCTTCTTTGTGCACTTTTTATACCACCTTCAACATATAATTCTATGGCTCTCACAAAGTTAGTGACACCTGTTTTACCTCCTTCAGAGCCTAAAAATCCATCTATTTCTAAATCTTTTCTTTTTAATCTTCTAGCATTTGTTCCAGTAGCAGCATAATTTTTTACCATTAAGTCATCAATCTTCTGTATAAAGTCTCTTCCTACATTGTATCTATTAGCTAATCTGTTTATG